TTATATTGACGCGGCAAAGATGAAATTTGTTCGTCATGCAAAACAACAGAATAAAGAACTAGGTGTCAGGAAGCAGGAACTTGCTTCTGTTGATATGGCATTTCCAGAATTGGAAGAATACTTTGTTTATACACCAAAACTAAATCAACCCATGTCTAACATGGGAGCATCTAGTGATCAAAAGGGTGTAAAATTTTCAAAAGATTCTATCACCTATTGCACCTCAGGATTAGTTGATAGAAATAAAGGATCAACCCTATCATATCTCCACAAGTCAATCAAAGCTCTCAATCAACTTAGAATGATTGAGGATTCTCTTGTGATCTATCGTTTATCAAGAGCACCTGAGCGTCGTATTTTCTATATTGATGTTGGTAATCTTCCCAAGGTAAAGGCAGAACAGTATCTGCGTGATGTGATGTCACGTTATCGTAACAAGTTAGTGTACAATGCTAACACTGGTGAGATTCGTGATGATAAAAAGATGATGTCAATGATGGAGGACTTCTGGTTACCTCGTCGTGAAGGTGGTCGTGGTACTGAGATCACAACTCTTCCCGGTGGACAAAACCTAGGAGAAATTACTGACATTGAATATTTTAAGAAGAAACTTTATAAAGCACTTAACGTTCCCATCTCTCGTATCGAAGGTGATGGTGGATTTAACCTTGGTCGTTCTTCTGAAATTTTAAGAGACGAACTCAAATTTAGTAAGTTTGTTGGTCGTTTGAGAAAGAGATTCTCAGCAATGTTCTTGGACATGTTGAAAACTCAACTGTTGCTTAAAAACGTTGTCACTCCCGAAGATTGGGAAGTGATGAGTGAGCACATTCAATTTGATTTCCTCTATGATAACCACTTCTCTGAACTCAAAGAAGCAGAACTCATGGAGAATAGAATTAATTTGGCAACTTTGGCAGAACCTTATGTTGGCAAATACTATTCACAAGATTATGTGCGACGTAAGATCATTCGTCAAACTGATGCTGACATTCTCGAAGAGGATGCAAAGATCGATCAGGAAATCAAAGACGGTATTATTGTTGACCCATTAGAGGCAGCAATGGCCGTTGATGGTTTTGAACCTGGTCAACAACCACAAGAAGGCGCTGTTTCTAGTAGTCCGGCACTGGGTACAACACCCAAAGAACCAGATTTAGAGAAGCAAGGTAAGAAGACCGAAGCACCCGAAGGTGGAGAAATATAAATAACTTATAGTCTTAGTATATTACTAAACAATGGAAGAATTAATGGATCTTATGGTGACTGGTGAATCTGGTTCTGAGGTTTCAGATAAAATCAAAGAAATTCTGTATGCAAAAGCAGCAGAACGAGTTGAAAATCTTAAACCTAATGCATCGGCAGGACTCTTCGATAACGAAGAAGGTGAAGACATTGAAGACACAATTGACACGGAAACAGAGGAAGAGGAGTAATGGCTCACAATCCAATCACAGACAGTGGAACTACATTAGCAAGTGCAAGTGGTGCATCGTCACAATCTAGTGCGATGGCAGTTAAAACTGATTCTTTGAGAATCACTAATAACGGCACTAAAAATGTCACAGTAGCTATTGGAACAGATCCAACAGCGACTGCAAATGATTACAGCGTTTCTAAACAGGAAACGGAGATTCTGAGTCTTACTCCTAAATCTCAACCAGTTATTGGCATCACTACCGGAACATCAACCATTCTTCATTTCCCAGAAGGGACTGGTTGTGCTTTTAATGTTGGTGACACTGTTTCTGTTACTGGACTTACTCCTTCCTCTTTAAATTTCTCGCATAAACCAGTTGAGAGTGTATTAGTTAACGCTTCCTCTCAACCTGGATACTTCTCTACCCGTGCTGTTATTACTAATGATAGTAGTGCATCTACTGTTGGTGGTGCTAGCACTGCGACATTTAATGGTGGTATGGTTAGAAATTCTGTAAAAGCCAGCATCTTCTCTGATGGTACTGGTTCTACTGTTAACTTTATTCAAATTCAAGCAGCCGGAGGCGGATCCTAATGAAACTCATCACAGAAGAAATTGAATCAGTTGAGTTTCTTGTTGAATCGAGAGGTGGCAAGAAATCCATGTATATTGAAGGTGTATTCCTTCAAGGAAACATCAAGAACCGTAATGGTCGTATGTATCCTATGGAGACACTTCGTCGTGAAGTTGGCAGATATAGTGAGAACCATATTCAAAAAGGACGTGCTCTTGGTGAACTAGGTCACCCCGAAGGTCCTACCGTAAATCTCGATAGAGTCTCTCATAAGATTGTATCTCTTAGAGAAAACGGTTCCAACTTTATTGGAAAAGCAAAAATCCTCAATACCCCAATGGGTAAGATTGCTGCTTCTCTGGTAGAAGAAGGTGTCAAACTCGGTGTTTCTTCCCGTGGTATTGGTTCTTTGAAAATGACACGTGAAGGTGTCAACGTTGTTGGTGATGATTTTATGTTGGCAACTGCTGCTGACATCGTTGCTGATCCTTCTGCTCCTGATGCTTTTGTTGAAGGTATTATGGAAGGAAAAGATTGGGTATGGGATGGCAGTATTCTTCGTGAGAAGTATGCTCAAAAAACGTATGCAACGATTAACACCTTAGTTGATCAGAAAAAACTCGATGAAAATAAATTAAATTTATTTAATCAGTTCTTGCAAAACATTTAAATATAAATAAATAAAGATAATACCAATACAGGTTTATTACGGAGTAGCTACAAATGTCACGTGGAAAATCACTACAAGAAATGGAAGTAAAGACACAGCAATCCCGCACCGCTGTTAATTCAGGCGCAAAAGCGGGTGATTCTATGCCAACAATGGCGGATCCTGGAACTCAATTAGGTTCTGTGGAAGATCTCGGAGGTCCAACTCCCGAGAACTACAAACCCGATGATGATTCAGCGAAGCTGAAAACTCCCGGTGGCAGCTTAAAGCAAGTATCCGATGTTGTAAACAAAGGTGCTGGTAAAGCAGACTCTACTCCTACAATGAAAAAAGAAGAAGAAGAACTCGATACCGAAGCAACTATTGAAGAGGACCAAGAAGTCTCTGATAAAGTTGTTGCTGAGGAAGAAGTGGTAGAAGAGATTGACGTTGAAGAAGACGTTAATGCTCTCCTCGGTGGTGAAGAACTTTCCGAGGAATTCAGAGAGAAGGCAAAGACCATCTTTGAAGCCGCACTCAAATCCAAGATTTCTGACATCAAAGAGCAATTAGAAGCACAGTATTCTGTTGCACTTGGCGAAGAAGTCGAAGAAATGAAGGTTGAACTTCAAGAGCGTGTTGATTCATACTTGGAATATGTCGCTGATGAGTGGCTCCAAGAGAATGAACTGGCTGTTGAACGTGGCCTTAAAACTGAAATGACTGAATCCTTCATGGAAGGTATGAAGTCACTATTTGAAGAACATTATGTATCAATCCCTGAGGAAAAATATGATGTCTTGTCTGCAATGACGGACAAGTTAGATGACATGGAGACTAAACTCAACGAGCAAATCGAAAAGAACATTGGTTTAAACAAGAGACTCGGTGAGTCTGTTGCAACCAGTATCCTTGGCGATGTATCCGAAGGTCTTGCACAGACCCAGAAAGAAAAGCTTGCCTCGCTTGCCGAAGGTGTAGAGTTTGAAAGTGAAGAATCGTTCAAAGAGAAACTGACCACCCTGAGAGAATCTTACTTCTCTGAAACTAAGGCAGTACCTCAATCATCCGCTGATACAATTTCTGAGGGTGTTGATCACACCGATGCACCTAGTGCTGGTGGTATGACCTCTTACTTGGATATTCTCAGCAAGATGAATACTAAGTGAATTTAACATTAATTAAAACTTTTAACTTTTAGGTAAATCCAATGTTCCAATCTGAGCATCTGGTAGAAAAGTGGAAGCCCCTTCTTGACCATGACGGTGGTATCACCGACAGTCACAGAAGATCTGTAACCGCAGTTCTACTCGAAAACCAAGAAAAATTCCTCAAAGAGGAAGCAGCATTCTCCTCGGGCCAGTCCCTGATGGAGACCCCATCAATTAACACCAACAGCAGCACCTCTGCTGCCGGTTTTAGCGCAGACGCTACCGCCGCTGGTCCTGTTGCTGGTTTCGATCCCGTTCTGATCTCCTTGATCAGACGCGCAATGCCTAACTTGGTCGCATATGACCTTGCTGGCGTTCAACCGATGAACGGTCCTACTGGACTGATCTTCGCAATGCGCTCCCGCTATGCCGCTCCTGGCACCCCAGGAATGGATGGCGCTGAGGCATTCTACAACGAAGCTGATACCGCATTCTCCGGTCAGAATCATGGCTTCGCTAACCAAGACTACTTCTCTGACGTAGCCGCCGGTTTCGGTACTACTTCACAGTCTAACAGCAATCCTTCTGCTCTCAACCCTGTATCCGCTGGTTCTTCCGCTGGTTACAACGTTGGTCAGGGCATGGGCACCGCCGATGCAGAAGCACT